AGGTGCAGCTTTAACTGCTATTTCTGATAATTCATTGGGTATAATTTTTCTAACAAACTTTTTAAGTGAGCTTCCAATACCAAATTTTTCTCTAGGTGCAATTTGCATGATGCCACCATTTGCTTGTAATTGTCTGTTCATTAAAGATCTAGATATCGCCATAATTTAAATATATTTATACTGTTAAGCAGGCGTAGAAGTCCTGTAAATATTATACTTTATTTGATTTTCTTGGTCTCGTCAACAGATTTGACAGGTCTACTTCCTTGCCACAAATCATCTCTAAATCTACCACAATAAGAATATTCTCCTACGTGAGTAATATAATCATTTATATAAGCATAAACTTTACCACCTATATCAGACCATCTTTGGCAGAATCCAAAGTCTTCTCCAAAATAACGTTTAGTTTTAGGGTCATGTAGAGTGTCAAAAAGATTATACATATTATCTTTTTTGACTTCCTTACCATTGATAATGGTAGGTTGAAAGATTTCTAATTCTGGATACTCTTTAATCATTTTCTCTAATACTTCTCTTTTAATTAACATACATCCAGTAGGCGCATGCGAAAGTTCTATCACTCCTTTTTTACTTTCAATATCATTAGGATTTTCTATTTTAACAGGAAAGGTAAATCCAGATTTAGCTAAATCGTCTGCTGTTTCAATTGCATCGTCTTTTTCATGCCATCTTCTCCACATTTTATCCCAACTCAACATTTTCATAGGATAAGGACAAGAAATGACGTCTTTATCTAAGTCTAACATTTTAAATATAGTAGACCCATTAAAGTCAATATCCGAATCTATAAATAATAAATGTGTATAGTTATCTTCATGGCTCAACATTTCCGCTACACATAAATTTCTACCTTGTGTAACTAAAGATGATTTAAGTAAAGTAAAACTTACCTGTACTTTTTTAGCCCAACATTCTTGTTGAAACTTTAAAACTGCTTGACAATAATGCATGCTAACATCACTGTGACAAGGAGTGCATACCATTATTTTATGAGTAGGGGTATTTCCTATATTTATTTCTGTTACCTCTCCTTCAACCTTATTTGTTTTAATGGTTTGGTAAGTATCTTCATTGGGAGTTATGGTTTTAGTCGAAGTGTTTTGATTAAACCAAATGGGCTCATTGTTTTGGCTCGAGGCCTTATTACTTTTTTGCATTAATTGCTCCTTGTAAAAATCTAGTCCATGAAGAAGATTGTTTAGGCCATCCATAATACAAATGAGTATAACCAGACTGTGTAGTTAAATGATTGTGAATAGCAGGTTCATGTAAACTTTTAGCTGCTGCTTCTATGCCGTAAGCAAATTTTTCAGCCAATCTTTTATATTCTTTATCATAAGGTATATACATAGGAAATTCAGCACCTGTTTCAAAAAGAGCTCCATAATTCGTAGTAATACAATATAGTCCAGCCGCCATAGATTCTAATAAAGATATGCATGAAGTCTCTTCAAATATACTTGGGTACACATACATATTATAATCTTTTATATTATCTCTAATGTATTCGTTTGGTTTGTAACCAATGTAATTTACATTTGATAGCTGCTCTGCTTGTTCATACAAAGCTTTGTAGTTATGGTCATTTTTTTCCATAAAATCTTTACCATATACTTCACAGGAAGAATAGACATCTAAACTAATTAATGGATTCTTAACTAATTGCATGGCACCCAATAGTACACTTAATCCTCTCCACGGAGTATTTTGATGTATAATTTTTATTGGTTGACCTTTCTCGTATGGTTTAGCTTTTTCTATTTTTTCAATACCGTTTTTAATAACAATACATTTGTGGTCGGGTAGTCCGAACATCATCCTAAATTTTTCATGATTCCAATGTGAGTTAAAAACATACCAATCATATATATTGTGGTTCGCTTTATTTTTAAACCAAGGATATATATTAGGTTGATCGTAAGAATTTTTTTGCCAAAGTATGTTTACTTTATTTGGGTCAATAGGAACTTTACCAGGAACGCTAGTACAAATCTGTACTTTATCTAATAAATTTTTATCTACATACTTAATTAAAAATTCAAGTTGTAATTCGGTGCCGCCTTTAGGCTTTTGGTTTTTTATTTTCATTTTGTTTATTCATCACTTTCTGCATTAAATCTAAACCTTTTGGAGATACTTGCACTGTAACATCAGTTACAATATCGGGACCCTCCACTTTATCTGTAGACATTTCACCTGTTTTTGTATTTCTATAAGTTGTTATAGTAGTACAATGTATTTTTATTACGTTATCCGTTTTCATTCTCTCTAGTTATTAAAGCATAATTAACTACGACTTCTAACTTATTAGCTGTTTCTGCTTGCGCTTTTATAGCATCTCCTGCTTCTAAATTCAAGCCCTGTTCTGTAGCATTTATGGTGCTTGAAGCCGGTATATCTTTTCTAAAAAATTCAATGTCAGTAGTTGCTGATGAATCCTTTAGATCACAATTAACTAACACAGCTCCTGTGCTATTGTTTGATACATATACAGATTTTACAATAGCTACCGCTGAGGTAGATATGGTTAGAACAGTTGTCATTCCTGTCCCGTCTAATATTTTGCTAGCGTTTTTATATTGTATTGTCATGATAAAAAATAATTAAAAGCATCTTGTTCATTTTTTAAATCTTCTTGAAAAGAAAAATTAAGTTGCTGTTTCATTGTTGTCATAGATTCAATGATTTGTCTTTGATTTTCTACATCATATTCTTGTCTAGGCTCAGGTATATAGTTAGTTAGTTTAGCCATTATGCTCTATTTATTTTTCTTAATGTTTTAGCAAATCTAGCTCTTTGACCTAACTTACCTTTTGCCTTAGCTGCTTTATTCAATTTATCTAAAGGTATCTTTTCACCTTTTTTAATATTTAAAGCTTTTCTTAAAGAACCTGGTTTTTTAATTGCTTTTTTAATATTTAATCTTTTAGTCATTATCTTCTCCCGTCTGGTTGTGCATCCATTCTAAAACTACCATAACGCCAAGTTTCTCCTGCAGCATCATTTTCTATTTTTAAAGATAGTAGTCTTCCCCTTGCTCTAGTATCTACTTTATCAGTGGTTTTTGTTATTGTAAAGGGACCCAAAGGTGAACCTTCTTGATCATCAGAAGGATAATCTGATATAAATAAAGTTACTTTAGAGTTACCCACTAAGAATTTATAGTCAGGCATAAATCTTTTCATTGACATAAATATTTCACCATCATCAATATCAAAATCTCCAGATCTAATAAAAGCATTAATTGAAGTTCTACCTGAACTATTAACTTGATCATTTCCTATTTCATGAGCATAGTAAATAGATGCTCCATATAAATTTGTAATTCCTAATATATTTGGAAATACTGGAGTAGTTGTTGATTCATAGTCGGTTGCATAAGGATTGTTAAACACACCTTGGTCTTGATAAGTAGTTCGATCTAGAGACGAAGTAGTCCAAACATTTTCTTGATAATTATAAGTCACACATCTATCTACTTGTTCTGATCCTGATTTAGGATAAAACCAATTTACTTCTGTGTATAAACTGTTAGGTGCAGAATAAACTGTGTCCGCTGCATTAAAATTAAGACCTAAATTTCCATTTTGAGTAGTAAACACAAAATCTTCTACTAAACAAGGCAAAGCTTTTACAGTGCCGTCGTACATAAAAAACCCACCCTCATTAGACATCCAATACACAGCACCATTAACATAAGAGGCCGCATGTTGAGCAATGCACCCACAGTTAGTACCAACTTGTCTGACACTAAAAGTAAAAGGTGGACCTACAAATTGAATTACATAAGCTGCAAGATCCGTTAATACAAAAACATAATCCTTACCTTGTAAGGCTGCTCTTATTTGATTACCTGTATCAAGTCTAAATGTTCCTGCAGTATTAGTAGCAGTAGGTAAGTAAGTATTTAAATCCTCTTGGTTAGAAAATCTTACAAACATAGGATCTTGAGTAGCAGTATCTCCGATAGTTGTTTCTGTTCCGAAATGAAATAAATGTCTATCCCGATCAGAGACTAATGTAAATCTACTAGCTGTTGGATTACCTGTTGTTACAAAACCAGATGTAGATAGTGATGCTCGAATACTCCTAGCTCCAGATGCTCCTGCGTTCCAAGTAAATGTTTTACCATTAAATATAGTTGCAACAAGAACTTCTCCAAAATTATCCAAAGACCAGTTTCCTGGATCCAAAGTTACATTACTTGTAGATCTCTCCGTTCCCCAAGTTTCAGCTCCCCAAGAAGAAGTTCCCCAACCATAACCTGTTGTTTGTATCGTAGGTCCTACTTCAACATAAGGATTGACAGTTGCTGCACCTGCTGCAGTCATGCCAGATCCTCCTTCATTCCTTACAGCTTGAACAGTAAATTTATCTACTGTAGGAACTGTTAAAATTTCATAAACTACTTGTAACTCTGTGGGTGTATAATCTGAGGCACCTGTAACTGTTACTCCAGATAATGTTACATATCTCCCAACAGCTAATCCATGTGATCCTTTAACTACAGTTAATACATTTGATCCATTAACTGTTGTTAATGTACATCCTGTAATAGCGGTATCTAAGGGAGTAATATCATAAAAATCATTACCGTAATATAAAAATAAACCTTGAGATGTTCCAATTGCAGCATAACGTTCACCTGTTAATGAAGTCCAAGCTAGTTGTGCTCTAGCTGCGCCAGGTAATGTTTTAGATCCAACGGTCAGTTGTTCCCAACCACCTATTTTTTCAGGAGCCGTATATCTAAAACGCACAAAATCTCCATCTACCCATTGTCCTGGAAGAGCTGAAGGCACACTTTGTTTATTAAAACCTGCTGCGAAATCTACTTTTTTTAAGGCCATAATTGTGTTATATAATAGATTAATAGAGAATGAAAGAGAGAATAATTGACTAAATTTATTGAATTATGATATAAGCACTACAAAGAATATAAAGAAAAAATGTCTATAAATAAAAAAACAGCAAAAATAGAAAATTTTATTGGTATATACGACAACTATATTACTAAAGATGAATGTGATAAAGCTATTAAATTATTTAAGGACCAGGATAAATTTAATAATACATTAAATAGAAAACAATTTGAAAACTCTAGTTCAATTAAAAAAAAAGATAAACAATATTTTGCACATTCAAAAAATTTAACTACATGGTGGACTAGCTTAAAATCTTTAGTTTTAAATTATGATTTAGCTTTTAAACATTATACTAGTAATACAGGAGTTGATGGAATTTATGATGATCCTTTTCACTATACTTGTTTAAAAATACAGAAAACTTTACCTACAGAAGGTTATCATGTTTGGCACGTAGAACACATGGCTGGTTTTGAGAATGAACCACGTGCTTTTGTTTTTTCTATATATTTAAATGATGTAGATGAAGGTGGAGAAACTGAATTTTTACATTTTTCAAAAAGAATAAAACCTAAAACTGGTAGAATAGTTATATGGCCTGCTGGTTTTCCATATGTACATAGAGGTAATCCCCCATTAAAAGGGGAAAAATATATAATAACGTCTTGGATGTTATTAAGAAGTGTATGATGTAGGTCTTGCGCCTTTTTCTGACTCATCTCTAGTGTCAGCATCCCAATCAGATTGTAATTTTGCTAAGTGAGCTGAATCCCATCTATTAATAAAATCTTGAAAGTCTCCTAAGTTAGCAACTTCCCAAGTAGAGTGAGGAGTTTCATCTCTGTACTCTACAGTGTCATTTGAATTAGAAGTTCCATATTGAATGGCCCATATGTTTGACCATTTAGGTAATTCCCAAAAATCATTATCAACTATTATATATGCATTTCCAGCTCCATCACCACTTTGTTTAATAATTTGTTTATCATCAAATACTACTGTCCATATTGAATTTGTTGCCATAAATAATCTCCTACGTTTTAATAATATACACTACTGTTAAATAAGGTTGTAAAACTGAACTAGCAGTTCCAGTAAAGTTTGCACTCATATTGTGAGAATGACCGGTACTATTACCTGTGTTTCCTGTAGTATTACCTGCAGTAAACGGAAAAGGTGAGTTAGCATTTGGTTCACCCGGTCTTGCAGATGGATTACCACCACCTGGGTGATTATGACTTGCTAATTGATCAGATGTTAAAGTAGCATTTGCTGTTGAACCACCAACGTTTCCAGCTGATGCTACTGTATTTGCTCCACCAGTTGAAGCTAAAGCTTTATTAGGTGATTTTGAAACTGCTACATTGTCTTGAAGATTAGGAACATTAAACGTACTTGAACCATCACCAACACCATAAGTTGTACTTACGACTGCAAATAAAGCTGAATATGTTGATCTTGAAACAGCCGCACCATTACATTCTAAAAAACCTGTTGGAATAGAAGAACTTGACCACGGCACAATAGTTGCCGTAGGAATTCCTTCGATACCTGTAAGGTTTGCTCCATCGAAATCGTATTTAGTTGCTTCATAATTTGACATATTATTTCTCCGTGTAAGTCCATCCTGTTGTAGCATCTCCAGAAAAAACTAATTTAAAAGCTGCACCTTGAGTATTAACTACAAGATTAGATGCTGCATTAGCTATATTAGAAGAGTTTCTACCAACAGTCAATGCGTTAGTATTAAAATCATATCCTTGATCTACAAAATGTACTTCATCCCCTGCAGAAGGAGACGCGGGAAGCGTTACTGTTACCGCTCCACTATTTGTATTTACTAAAAGTTGTGCTCCAGCTTGAACTGTTTCTGCTGCAGATACTGCTCTCCATTTTTTAAGTTCACCTGCTTTGTAAACATTAGTTCCATCGGAATATAATGTATAACAATGTCCTTCGCATAAAAGTACACCTGTACCGGACGCAGTTTTAAAAGTTAATGTAAAATTAGCATGATTACATGTGTCTTCAACAATATATGTTTTTTCAATTGAATTAGGAATACTGACTGTTAAGTTAGATTCTAAAGTTCCGGTTAATTTTATAACTTCATTTTTACCATTAGATACTGCACCATTGGTAAATGTTAATGATCTAGCAGCATTGGTTATGTTAAACGCATCATAGCCACCAATAGCTTGTTCTAAAATTAAAAGGTTAGTGTTTGTAATTTGTCCCCAAGTTCCCGAGTTTTCACCGGTTGCTTGAACTGTAAGTTTTAAACTTGCTGATGTTGAATTAGCCATATTAAATTCCTTATATCGTTTATTTTATAAAAATAAAGAGTTAGTGTCAAACTCTTT